AGCGCGTGGATCTGCGCGAGCCGGTCGCGGAGCGCCGCTATCACGGCGTCCTTGGCCGAGAGCTGGTCCTGGAGGGCGGCGATCTGCCCTTGCAGCGCCGTCACCTGCGCCTGCGAAGCGGAGAGCTCCTGGTCGAGCAGGTTGACCTCCGACTCGAGCTGGTCGACGCGCAGGATCAGCTCCATGCGCTCGGCTTGCAGCGCGGCGATCTCCTGCTCAAAGACATTGATCTCGGCCTGGAGGTCCGCGATCTGCTCGTCGCACGTCGGCTCGCAGGCGGGAGCGTAGGGCGGTGGCGGTGGAGGCGGCGGGTCCGGTGGCGGCGGCGGTGGTGGTGGAGGCGGCGGGGGCGGCGGTGGTGGACTCGTCCCGCCCTCGTCGATCCACTGGGAGCCCGACCAGTGCTGACAGGTCACGCCCACGAGCACGAGGTCGGAGTCGAGCACCTCGCACGCGGGGCCGGGGCCGAAGAACTGCTGACACCACGGGTTGTCCGGCTTGTTCGGCCCCACCGTGCGGAACTTCGCCCCCTCGATACGGGAGCCGGGAGCAACCTCGCCCGGATGCGCTGTCAGCGCGCCGTTGCAGCCGATGAACTCGCCGCCGAGCACGATCGCGTGCGAGTTGTTCAGCGAGAAGAACAGCGCCCCGCCGGCGCCCTGAGTGTTCGTTTTCTCGAAGTCACCCTCGCGGCAGGCGTCCATGTTGACGAAGGTGTTGTTGGCGCCGCCCTGAAGCTGGATGCAGTCCTGGTGGTCGCCGTCTCCGCGCGTCGTCTGATCGGGGCCGGTCGCGTTCAGGAAGCCGGTCAGGTCGACGTTCTGCGGGCCGGGGCTCATGCGCGTCTTGAAGGGGTCGGAGATGCGCCCTACGCCGGTCACGTCCTGCTCGATGATGAGGTCGATGGCCGGCGTACCGTCGCCCGAGCAGCCCGTCCGGAGCTCGATCCCGTTCTGACCCACGGGCATGGTCTGAGTCCAGGTCTGCACGACGCGGATCGGGAGCGGCCCGAAGTTGGAGAGCGGCTGCGCGCAGAACCACAGCGCGTTGGTGACGGTGATCGTGGTTCCGACATCGCACTCGCCGGGCTCGTACACCGGCCCCCAGTCGGCGTAGTTGGTGGTTGAGCAGGCTACGGCATCAGGCGCCGCGTAGGCGCGCGTCAGGCCGAAGGCGAGAGCGACGGCGAGGAGAACGAATCCGAGGGCGATGCGCTTCACGGTGTGCCTATCGGCACCAAGGCCCATGCCTCGGGGGTTGTCGGCTCAAGACCTAGCTCGTGTACCTGCTGTCGGTAGGCGCGCATAACGGCCTTCCGCTCATCGCTGCGATCGTCCGTGCGGTGCTGGACGCGCATGTCGGTGAGGTTGAGAAAGGGCGCGAGGTCGTGGACTCGCTCTTCGCCGCGCAGATGTACGGTGCGCCCGTTCTTCTCGGCGAGATAGTGGTAGTGAGAGTCCTCGACGTGAAGGCCGCGAAGCGCCCGGAAGAGCCCGCGGTGGTAACGATCGCCGCCGTGCGTGAAAACGGCGACGTCACAGGGCGTTCGCGAGAGCCGAAGACGCACGTCCGTCGCCACGTACGCCACGTAATCGTCGGCGTCGAAGACGAGGAACCAGTCCTCGGTCGTCGTCCGCTTGAGTCCGAGGCGGAAGAGCTCGGAGCGCTTCGCCATTTGCGTCGGCCAGATACGACCTCGCGTGACCCGTGCGCCGGCACGCCTAAGCGCGTCATGTTGCTCACGGGGCGAATCCGGAGCGGACGCGCCTGGAAGGTCACCGTAAGGGCCGTCAAGCGCGATCACCTCGTCGCAGAGCCGCAGGGCGGCGCGTGTCGCCTGCTCGAGCCAGGTCGGGTCCTCGTCGTACCACGAGAGCAGCCCTACGACCTTCACGCCGCCACTCCTACCCGGAGTTCGGCCGCACGCCGCATGATCTCCATCTTCCGCGCGTCTGAGCCCGGAACAGTCGAGATGCGCCCCGAATTCGACGCTTCGGGGCGAATATCGAAGCCGAGGTCTAGCCGCAGACCCGGTGTGAGCATCCCGAACACGAAATCGCAGTAGCCGAGGAAGAATTCATCCCGCGGCCAATGTTGGAGGTAGCGGTCAAGTGCTGGCCAGGGAAGGACTCGCTCCATCACCGAGCCACCGCTCGGGAGCCAGCACTCAGCCTGGTCGTAGCCGCACTCCTCGAACCACGGCGATGGCATGTTCACCGCGATGTGACCGGGAGTGAAAGCGGCTAGGAGCTCGTCGTGGCACGTGAAAATGAGGTCGTCGTCCTGGCAGTAGACGACTTCGTTACTCACCTGCTGAAGCGCGAGGTAGCGGCCGTACGTTCGCGCGTCCCAATCCTTGCGAGAGTTGTCCCAGACGATCACCTCGTCGTAGGGCAGAGTCGCGAGAATCGGCTCGAGGTCGACGTCGCCGCGGGTCACGATGACCGCGGAGACGTGTTTTGGGTCGATCACCGCTTGGAAGCGGGCTGCGCGGACGGTCGTCGGCTCGCCTGCTCGGAAGGTTTCTTCGCCTGCGCGCCAAGCTTCTTGAGCTCGGCGTCCACTTGCGCCAAGCGATCCTGCGCGGCGGCGAACGCCGCGTCGTCCTTGTCATCGAGCGCTGCCGCGGATCGCGCCTCGTAGGCGCTCCGCTCCACGAGGAGCGCCGACACGACCCGGTTCTTCTCTTCCTTCGTCATCTCGCTCCCTTCAGATCTCAGGAACGGGCCGGTGCCGCGAGGTGACCGGCCCGAACCTCAGATCGCCTAGAAGGTCGGCGTCGTCAGACCCGTACCGCGGATCTGGTTGATCGCCTTGGGCTGCCGTCCCGACACGAACGCCGAGTACGCAACCACCTGTAGACGCACTTGCAGCGTCCCAGAAAGCACGTCCTCGAACACGCGAGTCCGAAGCGGCCCTTCCATCAGGAAGAGGTCCGCCGAGCGAAGCACGTAGATCTCGTCCTGAGTCGTCGCGATGTTGGTTCTGATGTTCGCGTCCTCGACGACGCGAAGCCCGCCGATGTTCCCGACGAACCCTTCGTCCTGGGTGCCGCCAGCCTGCATCAGGTTCCCGAGCTGGTAGAGCGGGAACGAGGTGGACAGGTTGGCAGCGAGCCACGCAGCCCGCCTCGGGTGCATCAGAATCAGGTCAGCGCGGCGGAAGCGGGTCGATGCGATGCCCTGGATGGCGTCGTAGATCCTCCCGTGCAACTCTGCCGAGGTCGGCGAGGCGTCCGTGTACGTCACCGTGTTGATCGAGCCCACGGATGCGATGCCGAGGTGCTGGCCCGAGGAACCCGTACCCTGGATGAGTTGGGTGTCGAGCTGCTCGTCGTAGTCGGCACGGAGGTCCTGGAAGATCAGGAAGTCCATGCCTGGCAGCGTCCGCTCGAGCGCCTGCAACGAGACGTCGTTCTGGCCGGCGATCGTTCGCACGTTGACCGTGAGCAGCGTGCCGTCGATGTCCGTCTCCGATGCGGCGTCGTTCTCGTTGGCCTGGACGGCGACCGTGGTGGCGGTCGTGACCCGCGGCACCGTGACGCTCATGCCCGTGTCGGGCAGCGGAAGCGTCGGAAGCGCTGCCGCGAACGGCCGCGACTCCCTCGGCAGCTCTGCCCACATGTCCGCGAGGTAGACAGGCGGGACGAATACGCCGGCGCCGGGATCGGCGGTTGTGACGTCACGAGTCTCCAGCGGGACTCCGGAGGCGATCACCTCGCGGCTGTGCCGCATGAGCCGGTCCCTCGCAGCGAAATCGCCGTGCTTCGTCGCCCGATACAGGTCGGCGAAGTAGGACAACTCTTGGTTGTTGTCCGCCCGGTAGGTGTGCGGCTCTTTGCCGACGAGGAGACTCTTGCGCGCTGCCTTCTCCTCCTCGCCACCGCCGCCCTCGTTGTCCTCCTCGGCCGGCGGGATGGCCTCACGTGCCCGCTGAATCGCGATCAGGCGCTCGACCGTCTCGCGTCGACGGGTCACGTCGTCCGTGAATTTCTCGAAGAGCGCGCGCTGAAACTCCCGCTCCTCGTCAGGGGTGTCGTCGGGGAGCGCCTGGATCTTCGCGTCCTGGTCGTCGAGCCTCTCGACCGCCTCGGACAGAAGTGCGCGGGCCTCCTCGACCTGGGTCGTGAGCTTCATCGTGCGAGCTCCTTCGTCAGTCGTAGGAACGCTTCCCGCTCCTGCGTCGCGCGTTCGGATGCCGAACGCTTGAACTCAGCGAGAGGGGACTCGCCCTGGCCCGGAGGGTCTGTCTCAGCCTCCGCGACGTCGGTCGAGGTGCCGGTTTCGGCTTCGCCCGGAGGGTCTGTCTCAGCCTCCGCGGCGCGTAGGGAAATTTTACCGGCGTCCGCAGCCGAGCGCATTTCTCGGATGGCGGCGTCGGTGTCGGGATATGCGGGGTACGTGACGACCGAGACGTCGAAAAGGTCGCCGATGCGCGTGATCGTGCGCTCTACGACGCCCTCATCGTGGTCTTCGCGCCATTCGTCCTCGGCGACGGTGAAGGCGAAGGACATCTGATCAATGTCGCCCCGCTGCATCGCCATACGAAGATCACGCGCGTAGGTCGTCGGCGCGAGTTGAGCCCAGACGCGCAAGCCTTCAGAGTCCTCGGAGAGCTCGAGCGTGCCCGATTTCGTGCGCGCGAGCGCCATTCCGTCGTGGTTGAAGAGCAGACGGACGTCCGGCTTGCCCTTCAGGACCTCCGAGAAGGCGCCTTCTGCGAGTCGCTCGCGAAACGTCTCTCCGAACACGGAGAGGTCCTCCGACCAGCGGTCGAAGACGGCCGCGTGTCCGGTGAGGGTGAAGTCCTCCCCGTTGCCGGAATCGCGGACTTCAACGTTGTCGATGGACGCGAGGAACGCCGTACGATGCATCGCCGCGCCTATCGGCTCAGTACGTATCCCTCCCGGTGTCCGTTAGTCGCCTCGCGCTCCTCGTCGGAGGATGCGCCGCTATCGGGTGCCGTCTCGTTGCCGGGGTTCGGCGCACCGCCGACCGGCGTCACCTGGATCTCATCGCCGCCTTCGGCCGGCGGAAGGTTCTCGTAGCGGCGGATCTCGTTCGCGGTGATCCAGGAGCCCTGTCTCGCGTCCTTGTAGGCGCGGTATCGCGTCACGACGTCGGCCCGCTCGAGTCCTTCGGTCAGAAACTCACCGATGAGGCCGGAGCTCCAGAAGAGATCCTCGTCGGCGGCAAAGGCCCGCTCGATGCGCTTGAGCCTCGGCATCACGAAGAGCTTGAGGTTTTCGGCCATCGCACCATTCACATCGCCCGATTGCCGCTCGTCGATGAGTGCAAGCCACTCCCGCGGCCAGCGCCAGATGCGACATACGTCCTCAATGGCCAGGCGCTTTGATTCGACGTAGAGCGCGTCCTGCATCGAGATCGGAACGGGCTGCACGTCGGCCCCGTCCCATACCGCCGACACGCGGAAGCGTCTCCCCTGCTTCGAGTGTTGGGCGTGGTAGGAGTCGACCATCTCCTCGGCCTGCTGGCGGTTGCCCTTCGGGAGCTTGAAGAAGAGCGGCGACATACCCGAGTTGCGGAAATAGTCTCCCTCAAAGCCCTGCATCGCGAGCGCGGCGCCGATCGGATCGCGATGGAGCTGGAGCAGGCTCACGCCGGCCACGGCTCCCGGTTGCAGCGAGAAACCGCGGACGTGAAGAATCTCGCTCGTCGTCACGTCGCGGCGCACGTCGCTCGAATTGACGTAGACATCGAAGAGCTTTTGCCCCGTCTCGCGGTCCTGATGCACGGTCACGCGCTGCGGGTCGAGCACGTACAGCTCGTACACGCGGTTTCGGAACTTCGCCTTCTGGATGAAGGCGTTTTGGGTCGCTTCCAGCGAGAGGCACAAGTCGTAGAAGAACTCGAACGAATCGCACTCGGTCGAGGGCCGATCATGCAGAAGCCCGTATTGCCAGGTGTTCTGGGCCCGCTCGCGGATATCACCGTCTCGATAGACCATGAACGGGAGCGCCGCGACCACTTCCGCCGCCGAGCGGATGACGCTCGAGACGGCGGGCAGCCCGAACGTCTGCGCGGGCGTGACGATGTTCCCCGATGAGGAAACCCACGCCGACCAGGGGGCGCGAATGTCAGACGAGTTTCCGAACTCCGAGCGGTATTCGACGTTCCCCGAGCGCGTTCTGAGGATCATTCTAGGACCTAGCCGCCTTCTGGACGGTCTTCACGAATCTTTGACCACGGGGTATCAGCGCTCTCCTCCATAGCGCCCAACACTCAGGACTACAACACAACGACGACTCGCTTGCTTTGCTATCACAGACCAGACACCGGTCGCCCGAAACCGGAATGTAGATCCCTCGCACGGGACTGCGAACGTCGTAAAAGGTGGGCTGCGGTGTCATCCGATCCTCTGGACGAAGATCACGCGCTCTCTCGGGACGAACAACTCGCCGTCGAGCTCCTGCGTCCGCTCGGGAGACTCGAGCACCTCGGGCCTCTTGAGGCGGTAGTGCCCGTCGAACGAGTTGACGAGGATACCCTGGACGCTCGGAAACGGCTCCACGAGGTGTAGGCGGCACAAACGTCGGCGCAAAAGGAGCATCCTGCTCGCCTATCGGTTAGCCGACCACTACGCCGTAATCGGTGCCGCCGGCCGACTCGACGATGTAGGTGTTGACCATCGAGGCAGCAGTAAGCGCGTCGATGACTATGCGCCGCTGATCGCGCTTCTGCTTGCGCTGCGTCCGTGGGCGATCGAAACGATGCCGATCGCCAGGTAGTCGGGCTCGAATCGCCGCCAGGACATGCCGACGGAAGAGCTGATGTCCGGTGTGCTGAATCCAGCGGCGGCGGACCGCCTGCATGAAGTTCTCGTAATCCTCGACCGCGTAGGCGTTCGTCTGCTCGCGGTCGATGACGGTGCAGCCGAGCT